TTAACCAGGTAACTCTTCATTAAAACTATTAGATTTTATTTCAGCATCTTCCATTATAACATATCTGAATTTAAATATTCCGTTTGAATGGAATATTGGACCGGAAGTAGTTTTTTCTTGTAACCTTTGTATTACTTTCTTTAGTCCATCTACTAATTGACAAATCTCTTCTGCTTGAACAGCAACTCTAATTTCTTTCATTTTTGCTATTTGTTTTTATTCTTTCTAAAAGCCAGTTTGCGATCCAGATTTCATTGTTATTATCTTTGCGCAACTGGCTGAATGGGATCCAGCTCTTATATTTTTTGTCATTCACATTAAAAAATAATTCAACGGCTTTGTCTGTGAGCAAACTAATACATTGAACGTCAAGTTTCGTGAAGTTAAAAACATCATGAGGAAGAGTATCGATTGACTTTATTAAAGCGGTTGTAAAAGGATCATTTGCTTTCATAAATAAATTATCTCCCCGTCATAATTCCATGCGCCTTGATGACCTTTAATCGGGATTGGTTGAATAATATTTATTACTGGTAAGAATAAACCAAACCGTGTAGTAAATTCGCAATCAATTAAAGCTCTTGTAGAATGATATTTTTCCAATTTATCGAAACTTTCAACCCATGCCGTACAAATAATACTTCCACGAATATTGCTATCATTTGTATTACAAAATATATTTTGTTGAAAATCTCCTTTGAGATCATAAATCTTTTTAATTTGATTTTCTGCTAAATATTTTCCTGCAAGAAGTTTCCAGTCTTTATCCCAATGCAGTCCAGCATGAATGCCAATAGTCTGACCTATTAAATGCCGAAATCTTATATGGGTTCTCGTTTCAATACTTTTCCATCCCCATGCTATGAATGAAGCCCATGGCTGCCATAGTGTAATTGTTTTCATTTCTTCATCATTTTAGTTGCAATAAGTTCCACTTTCATTAGATTCACAATAGTTCCGATTGTTTTATTCATAGCATTTGCAACCGGGATATGTTTAGCTCCATCAGCTGAGTTAAGTTTGTCTATTAAGTTAAAAGCGGAATCTTTAATTTTTGTCCATTTACTATCTTCACAAAATTTAACAATTCCTTCTAAGTTGATTTCATTTTCTGCGGGAAGGAATAGTTTAAGTTCGGCTTCAACCTTATCCAATTTGACTATTATGATATTCAAATTGGTAGATATTATTAATTCTTCCTCAGTTATCCGGAAGTCTATAATCTTACGGGGTTCAAGTTTATACATGAAGGTTTTTCCGCGCATTTTGTTAAGTTGGGTTTCAAGCGACATTTTTTATACTCCTTTTTAGTAAATATTGTGCTCGTTTCAGTTCGATTATTTCAGGATGTTTTAATATTTCATTGAATAACTTTTCGTCTTTCCGAATTGAACCTCTGGTCCCTTGTTCTTTTTTCATGGAAAGCATAAAGGCAATAGATCTATTAGCCATATGCATTTTAGAGGCTTGTTCTTCGCGGGTAATTAATGTGAGATTCTCGGGATTACAATTAAGTGGATTTCCATCTTTCATTATTACCAACAAGCCTGAAGGAATGTGACCGATATGTTTTTCGTAATTAACAAGGGCTAATTTTCTGAAGCCGCCTTTTACTTTTATTAACTTCGTTAAGTATCCTTGAATAGTTTTTACGATAATTGAACCGATTGGAAGTTGGAATCTTAATTTAGCGTTTGCCCAACGACAATTATCCATCCTGCCTTGATCAATATTTCTCAATAATATTTTGAATTTTTGTTCCTCGGTTCTTTTTAGTTTTAGGTAACTGCGTTTTTTTTCAATATGTTTTTTTGTCCATCCTTTTCTCTTATGCCAATTCTTATTAAATATTTCTGCTAATTCAACATCACCCATTATTTTGTAATGATCTGTTAAATATTTTATTTGTTCTGCAGTCCAATATTCCATTTCCATTCTTCTGAAACCCAGCTCATAAAGCTTAGTCCTGGTGGATGTTAATCTTAAACCGAGAGCATCAGCCATTTCTTTATTAGTCATTGTCAAATAATTCATTTTAAGAAATGTGAGCATCTTATCAGTCCAGATTAATTTTTCCCAGGTCTTTCTATACATTATTATTATTAACTTATTTCTCGGAAATTGCTTCTTCGTAAGCTTTTTGAGTTATGATAAATTTATCATAGGCACCATTGTTTTTATCGGGATGTTGTTCCATGCTTAATTTTCTATAAGCAGTTTTTATTTGGTCTTTAGTTGAATTACTTTCAATGCCTAAAACAACCCACCAGGCAGCGTTTCCTTCGCCTGCATGTTCAGGAAGAGCTTTGAAGCCCGTGAATGCTCGTTTAAGCATCTCTGAAACGCCATCACGTTCCATCTGGCGAATTGCATTAACCGTTCTTTCTATTGCATGAAGATTATCCTGGACACGGTTCCAAAGGTCGCAACATAAAACTGTATTTGACTGGTTGTAAATAAAATAAACCGCAACTCCCATATCATCCACTTTTATATTTGAATAAGGTAATCCATCTCTACGCAATGGTATATTAGTTGAGATAATCACTTCTTTTGCTTTAAGCATCCTTAATTGATTGAGGAGTTCATCTCTGGCAAAAGCAATCGATAACTTGTCATTGAATCGTGAACGTTTTGGAAGTTTAGTTCTAGGGTATTCTAAAGGATAATGTAAAGGATAAGATTCAATCATTTTATCTCCACTTCATTTTTAATTTTTCCAAATATCTTTTTTGACAATTCAACTACGGAAATCTTTCTTAATGCAGTTTTCTTCATTTCTTTATTGTGTTCATAACAATATTCTGCATCGGGATTGCGGTCGACAAGATTTTGTTTTAAGCGTTTCGGACAGCCAGGGAAATGACATCGTCTATTGCTCAAGATTCGGAAGTCAAGTTTTATTGTCATTTTGTATCCTTAAAAAGTTCTAAGTTATCAGTTGTTATTCCTTTCTCTTCCCGCCAGTTGTAAATTGTTTTTACCGATACACCTAATATCCGCGCGGCTTCGTCATATGCCACGTTTTTATTTTTGATAGCCCAGGCTTTCTTGAGAAAAGTAATTGGCTGGCTGGAGAAGTGAATGCTTGTCTTCTCGAAGTGTTTGTGCAGCGCCATGTAAGCTTCGAATCCGAGTAATTTATCACCTAAAAAATCCTGTAGTGCTTTTATCGCTTCCCGCTGATCACGGGTGAAGCATTTTTCATAATCTGGAATATCTTTTATCCAATCTTGATTCATTCGGCTTCTTTCCCGCAAAGAAATTCATGAATTCTTTCTGCAACCCATATCATTAATCGTTTAAGAACAATTATGATTTCGAATATTCCACAAAGGAATAAATATAAAAAGCAAGTAAGAGCAATAAGAAGGAAGATTAATATTATTATTGATTTCATAATGTCTCGATTGCTTTAATTATTTTATGTGCATCGGCGCCGGTGATAAATTCAATTTTATCTTTGCCGCTTATTCGTTTAATAAAACGATTCATAGATTCTTCCGTTTTCTCCCGGGAGTGAGTCATCCATAGACCTTCAATCATTCGCATTTGCGCGGGTGATGCAAACTTGCCCGCTCGACCGGCGAACTCTTCATATTTTTTTACTTTACCGTTTTGAGTTTGTTTGAATCCAAGTTTTACGAAGATATTCAGGAGGGCTTCTGCTTGTTGGTAATTTAATTCTTTGCATGTTTTGCATGGTAGCTTCTGATTGTTATTAAACCCGGAAAGAATATCCCGGTATTGTTGATCGGTTAAACTAAGTTGAGATTTTGCAATGTGGACTTTCTTAACCTGCACCGGCGATATGTTGTCAGACGGCTTCATTATAAATAAAATTTAGAAAATTTTAATGAATCAAGTTTATCGACTATTTCTTTCCTTGATTTTTCTATCTCGAATGAAGAAAGAGGATTGAATCGCCCAAGAACAACATTGCAGGTAATATCAAATAAATCTTCTTTAATCCCCCTAAGTTTTAGATAATAAGTGCCACCCTGGAAGGGTATACAAGGATTGTTAGTTGAATTATTAAAATAATCAGGATAAAATATTTCCTTTACTACTATTTTATATCCGAAAGCAACTGCATCCTTAATAAAAATTTCGAAGTCATCATAAGAGGATGCACCGATATAACGGATTAAACGATTAATGATCTTTAATAAAGTCTTTTTCATATCCATACTCACTATTAGTTATTTTGTTTCTTCCAGCTTAATTTTCTCTTTATCTATCTCATAAAAGAATTTCTCGCCTTTGAAAATCTTCATGCCGGCAGCTTCAAGCTTCTCCGGAGTGATAATATTTTTTTCGAAATCGGAAATGATTTTAACCTTATCAATTACTATGCTGACCGAGACATATTTAATTCCAAAGAGATCCTGGAGTTTTTCTTTTACGCGGTCCCAGCTCCATTTCTTTGGATTAATAAGTTTCAGGGAATTCTTTCCGGCACGGAAACCGATTCTTCCGTATGTAAGTACCCGGCTGCGCTGATCAGTAAATAACTTTTTATTTGATTTGCCGAATTCCTCGAGCTGGCTTTTAAAGTCTAAAACTTTATTATTCATTTCAAGTATTGGAGTCTCGTAACGTTTCTTGAGATCAAGGATAATTACATTCAAATCGTTTTCATCTTTCTCGATTGTTAGTTCGAGCGCAGCGATCTTGAATAATGTATCGTTGACTTCATCAAAAGTTTTGAGTGCTGGATAATTATTCTTTTTCATTATTAGCATCTCCTGTTTGAGCCGCTGATGATTGATCAAAAAGAGTCGGATCATCAATGTTGATAACAACCGGGTAATTCTTTTCTAACATGGATTTCATATTGAGAAGAAAATCTTTGTCTTCTTTATCCATCAAACGCAGAAATTCAATCTTGCTTTTGATTCTCTTGTATTCTTCAACCGCAGGTTTGAGCGTGTTGAGCTTTTTACCAAGCGATTCTATCGCTTCGGAACGCTTCCGTGAATTGGAAGCGAAATCGTTTAGGAAATCAATTGCTGCGTGTACTTTTTCAGATATTATAACTCCTTTGGTTTATATTCAAAAATGTGAGTAAAATACCCATCATTAGGTGTGTGGATGGTTGCGACATATCCTATTAAATCTTTGAGATCTACTGGTTGGGATTGGTCAGTAATATGTGCTCTAAATTCTCTTGGTTCTACCGGTAATCTATCATCAACGAGAGCAAAAAGAATAATAATATTATTAGACCATTGGACAGAAAGAATTGTTGAATGAATAGGCATCCATATAACAGTAAACCCATAAAGATTTATTATAAATTGATTAATTCTCATCGTGGCTCCTATTCTAAAGTTAGATTGTATAAATTTTTATAATTGACAAACCATATTATGTTCGGCATTCCTTTGGGACCCATAGTTTTTTGACCTGGAAAAGATTCAATTAAGTAAAAGGGCGCCTTTGTAAAATAATTCCTTCTGGCACTGACAATATGAAGTCCCCATTTATCATCATCATTGAAATATCCTTTAACCTGGTGATCAGTGGCTCTGCCGCCGAGCATGATTAACGCATTCAGATATTCAAATGAATCTTCGGCAAACTTCCCTTTCAGTTTGTTATATACTTCAGCTTTGATTCCGTTGCCATTCCAGAGCCAGTCCGGATGCTTGATAAAAACACCAGGGTTCTTTTCTGCAGGCATAGAACTTTTAGCAGAATCAAAAAGAGGGCATCCGGTGGTAATGCCGAATTCTTCAATCATGTTTGCCTTATGTATATTGCGTGTGTACATTAAACCGGTTCGACCACGAATTCTTTTTCTCTTACCAACCTTCGATAAGTCATTTTCACTTTATGAAATTTCAGCATTGCCATTTGGTATTTCTCTGAATTCTTGTCTTCCATTGCCATCGCCTCTTTATTTAGTTGCTGTGCAAGAAGATCACAAGCTTCAATTATTGATACTGCATCAGGAAATTTTAGCGTTGCTTCTTGTAAGATTAAATCTTTCTGTTTCATTTGTTGTCCCTATTTTTTGTTTTTAGATTTTCTATTTCAACAATCATTAATTCCGGATCGTGAAGGATGCCGGATTTAATTTTATTCCAATTCATGTCATAATGCTCTTTGATTAATGAAGCGCATAGAGTAAGAATGAAAACCGAACCAAATTTCCGCTGAAACTTCTCAAGATCTTTATTAATTGATTCAATTGTTACAGACATCAGAATTCCTCTTTCCCTTTTTGGATTTATTTGGTTCGTAAATTGTTATGAGAATACAGTCACGAACTATTATCCGGCAGTTGAAAGTTTTGCTTTCAAGTAGAACACCGTTATCAGAATCAGAGATGTATTGAGCATCTTTTAGAATGGCATTAATTGCATGTTTAGCCGCGATTAAACGGGCATTATAATCCTTTATGGAGGAGAGTTGAGGATTAAGCCGTTCAATATATCTCTCAACTATATGCTCAGTGATTATAATTCCTTTAATCATTTCAATTGCCTTGAGCCGGTAACTTTTTGAATATATGATTGCATTTGAAACAAATGCGATGATTTGGTTTTTCATAAACCTTTCTAATAAAATCTTTGTTCATCGGTATCGAGGCAATGCCTTTATTTCCGCCATAATTTGCACCGCAAAGAACATTTTTATTTTTATTACGTAGATGAACAACTATTCTTCTTTTCATTTTATCTCCTTTATTAATAATTATACTAAAAGCGAACTCGCCGCATCATCAATTAGATCTTCGGAAAGAGTTTCTTTAGTTTCAGAAATAGTTCTTTTTACTAATGTGATTAAATGCTGCAGGTATCTGCCGTTGTGTTTTGATAACGAAAGAAATGTCGAAGCAAATTTCAGAGCTTCCGGGAAGTTTATTGAAAGAATAGCATTGATGTCACTGAGTTCAAGGAGTTTTATTTCTTTCTGAATGCCAATCCGGCTATATAGCTGCTGGAGTTCTTTACGCTGACCGCGCAACCGGTCAAGAAGTTTGCCGGTACCGCTAAGCAACATTCCAATATCGGTGAAGTCCTGAATACGTCTGACAATTTCGAGGCATTGAACATTAAGGTTTTCACCTTCATCAATAATAAGTAAGCGTTTTGTACCTTTGAGTTTTGAGATAATGGCATTAAACAATTCATTCTTTGTTAAAAGTTTTGCGCTCTTTCCGGAATCAGCGAAGGTTACAGGTATTTTTATTTCACGGCAGATGTCTTCAATCAAACTGCGTTGTGTAACGAGAGGAGTAACTTCAATCATTATTGAAGTTGGGTTCTTTATACTGTATTGCTTTACAGAGATTGTCTTGCCGCAGCCGGGTATACCGGAAATAACTCCGATCTTGCCTTCAGTCATTGCATAATTTGCAATCTTAAAAGTAGACCGGGCAGCGTTCGTCATTGCGAATTTGAGAGTACCTTTACCAACATTCTGTTCAACGGAATCACTTTCGTTATTGAGAAAATTTTCAATTGAGGAAGCTACTTCAGGAAGAGTGCTTTCGACCGGGAATTTTTTAGCCCTGAATTGTGAAATGTAACTGGTTGAATAACCGGTTCCACGTGCAATTGCGGAATTTGTTATAGTAGGATTTGCTTTGCAGAATTGTTCTAAACGTTCATGAATTGCGTTAATGTAGGAAAGTTGTGATTCGTTTAAGTTTGCCATAAATTTAAATGCTCCTTCTTGGAAGTGAGTGATTTATCCCGGGACCGTGTGTGCTTGGTCGCTATGCGGTTCCGGATTATTTATTTAGTTGAGTGTTGTATAATCAAACTCCATTGTTAACACCCTGGAATATGCTCTCAGATGTCTAATATCATCCATCGCTGAATCCTTATTTACAAAAAGCAGAAGCGGAATTTTGTATTTGAAAAAATCATCAAAGATTTTGTTGTAACTATCTTTGATAATATCGGCATCCATTATTGTAATCATCTTGCCATCTAAAAGTGCAGGGAGCATATTATATGATAAATGCGGCGTTCTAAGATGAGTCCCGAGCCGGTTTCTGAACATTGCCGAGGTAAAAACATCCGAACCTTTGAATACAATATGTTTGTTCTCATCAAATAATTTGTTCTGAAGTAAAGCCGCATCATTTTTAGGAACGTTGTAAATAATTCCTACCGCTTTATTCTTTATAATTCTATTGACAATATTCAGAACTGTTTTTTTCATGATAATCCTAAAATTTATTAAGCTATTTTGGAAATTGTATCTCTATTATTACACGGGTTGTCTTCAGGTAACTCCCATGAATCACTAATATTTTTACGCTTTCTTGATTTAGGTTTTTCAGTATTTTCCGGCTGTTTTGTTTCTTCAGCTTCATTCAATTGAATGATATTCATATTGTCGAATTGCTTTTTTGCGTAAGGATAAATTTCTTCCTGCAGGAACTTTTTAGCATCGCCGACAATTGATTTTTTTAAGGAACCTTTTCTCTCCAGTTGCTCGTGTAAAATTCTAACATCTTCTTCATTACCGAGGATGCCGGCAGCAGGATGAACTTTGTCGAAACGTTTAGCTTCACAAATGAACTCACCATTTTTATCGTAAACAAAAATTGAATCATGTTCAAGAATATCATAACGGATTAAAACTTCATCCCATTGTTTGCCGAATAATGCTTCATGCCAGTAAGATGTACTGAACATCCTGATTCCATTGCGGTAAAGAGTTTTAATTTCTGCCTGCATCATCAGGAAGTTTAATTCTTTCTTATCAACTCCCGGTCCCTTGCCGGCGTTAAAAACTTCTGCAGGAGTTAAACCTTTAAGATGTCCCTGCTGCTGAACTCTTGAATGATATTCATCAAGCCACCAGGCAAGAGCTCTGTGCGCCGTAAAAATATCTATTGTAGTACCGGTCATCATTTTTTCATAAAGTTTTACGTGAAGTTTTTCGCCGCGATTCATTCGCGGTGGCTGTAATGTTATTGAAGTACCGGAATAAGTAGGCATCATTCTTTCTAGTTCTGCCATAATGCCCCATGTTCTTTCAATGTTTTTGCCCTGGGCATGATATGCCTGAGCAAAAATTACTTTAATTCCGAGACGTGCTAAAAGAGCAACAATATTTTCCATATCATCACCGTGAAAATATTTAGCGCCGAAAGCACGTCCGTTATCTATATAAAGAACTTTCGGAACTTTGCCAAGATTAAGAATTGCTCTCCGGAGAGCCACTGCAATTGAATGAGTATTTTCTGTGGGCGAGATTTCATAACCGGCTAAATAATTACTTTTCATATCCAGGGCGCCGATCGTCTGCATGCGTTTTGGTTTACCGGTATAAGGATTAATTATTTCATAATTGTTTACGTGACCATCCATAATGATAATATCACCGACTTCAATCCTATCATAATCACGTTCGAGATAAGGAAGGATTTTATTATCGAGCGCATGTTCGCCTTCACGGAAGAAAACCCAATCTGCATAATGTTCTTTACTCCATTTTTCAATGAAGCGGCGGTATGTATTTTTATGGAGGATTGTCTCGTCTCTTTTTATTGCAAAAATATCAATCGACATTCTAACAACTTCTGAAGTAAGCGGCTGATTTGGATTGAGCGCCAGTTTAATAAGTACTTCTGCCTGATGAGGCGGGATAGAACTGCCACGATCGATTTTCTTATCCGCAAATACCCGGAAATCATTTCCCGAATCAAGATATTCTTTTTTCCAGCGTTCGATTGTTTTCCAGCTGCCGAGGTTACTTGTATGTTTATATAATTCAGGAAATGCATTATGATTATATAGATTAACAAATTTTACCCGGGTGTTTTCATCCTTTCCATTGTTGGAAAGATATTCGAGATAAAGCTTTATGACTGAAGAATAAGCCAGGCAGCGTTCGGTTTCTTCCAGAGTGAGTTCAATGTCACATGTTTTCGTTGTCAGTTTTTCAGGCATTAAAGATTGTTTAACTAGCGATTGTAAACCGTTTAATATGGTATTGCGTAAAGATTCAGGAATAGATTCGTCATTTTTATTTATATATCCTTTACCTCCGATTTTTTGATAAGTTTTATAATAATTGCGGGCTGTTCTCTGGCGAATGCTGGCATATTCTTTCTGCCATTCAACCGGATCGGAAACTTTCGCCAGGGTTTTTAATGAAATCATGTCTTCAGAAATTTCAGTTTTCATAATGCAGATACCTGTAATTCAACTCTTGTAATCGGAACCCATCCCTTACGGTGACCATATGGATATTTTTGATCTAATTTAATTTCGTATAGCTGTACCTTTGTTCGTGTATAAGAAATTCTTCGAACCTCCGTAGGAATTGTGTCACCGTCCGGATTTGAATAATATACTGGAGTACCTTCTTTAAGATTTTGGGTTTGTTCAGGTGTCATTTAGTTATTCACTCCTTTCTTAAGTTCAACAATTTTATTAGTCATTGCCCAGCTTACTAACTGAGTGCGATCGGTGCAGCCGGTTTTGCTTAGCATAGCAGCAACGTGATTCCGGACAGTAAATTTTGATAAGAAAATATCTTCGGCAATATCTTTATTCTTAGTGCTTTTTTGTTCGCAGGATCTGCGCACAAGAATATTTAATACCTGCAGTTCACCATCGGATAAAACCTTGCCGTTATGCGGTCCGCAGATGTCCAGAAATCTCGCCGGTTCATGATGATTAGGAATTGAAGATTTGAATGAACCAGCAAAAATTAAAGTCTGGATAAGATTATCCTTTTGAGTTTTCTCAATAAAGATTTTTTGATTTTCATCCCGGAGACGGAGTCGGTCATGGTGTGAATGAATAGCCCATGAGATAAGGGCATTGATAAGAAAGATGATTCCTAAGAGAATAATTACAAGCCAAATTAATTGGATTTGAGGCATAAAATCCCCCTAAAATAAAAATAATTGAGTAAACAATTTGTTAATCCTAATAAGGCACGGGAAAAGTCTGGTAGATATTTCAGAAGTCCAAAAAGAATAATGGTATTTGAAGCATAATAAAGTAAACCAACAATAATATAATATTCAAAGGTTTTTCTTTTTATATGATTAAATGCTTCAAGACAAATATAAACAAGGATAACACATTCACTAATCATGAGAACTAAAGGAAATTCATTCCCCTGATAAAAAAGAATATCAAGAACAAATATTATTAAGAATATTTTCATGGCTTTTGGAATTGCATTCTTGTCATAAATATTTAATATGATCAAAGAGAGAGCAAACAATTCAAATGGAATGCCGATTGAAATTAAGATAAGATCATTTATCCGGTGAGAACTAAGATAAAAAATACAAATCTGGATGCAACTAATAAAATAGATATAGAGGAAAAATATAATATGTAAAATTTTGAATTCATCTTTGCGGATGGATGCAATAAAAATTATTGCCAATAGTGGCACTACCATGCTGGCAGTACCACTATGATTTAATATCGAAGCTAAATTTTTAAGTAACATTATATGTCTCTTACGGACAGTTTGGCGGGCAGATACCCGAAAATTCAAGAGTATAATTGCCGTTAGTAATAGTTAAAACATTTGTTCTTTGTTCAATGATAATTGAACTTGAAGATCCTTTATTCAACAATTCCTGTAAAACGGTTATAGAAAAAACATGTAAGGGCTGAGACGAAGGAAGTATCTGAGAAGTTTGAGTCAATAATTTTCTGGAATTATCCGCAATTAATAACTGACCATTGACAATTCCAAATAATAAAGTCTTACCGGAATTAGAAATGAAAGCTTTTAACCTAACCGGAGAAATTGTTTGAGAATTTAAAACTTTGCCGAATTGATTATCAGCATCAGTTTTTGAAAGGATTTTACCTTGTGCCAAACAAAGATTGCTAAGCATAAGTAATATCAAACTAATTAGAACTAATTTGAGTTTCATAAAAGACTCCATCTTTAATTAATGTATCTATTTTATTGTTTGAACCTTAAGATTGGTTCAAATGAACTATTTACTAAAGAAAAGATTTTATATACATTTAGAATCATCATGTCTATTAATTAATTGAAAGTGATTTGTTATCTTTATTTTTAAAAGTACAAAGAGGCGATGATGATTTATCAGTTATAATAACGCAATCGTGGAATAATACAAGAATTGAGTTACGAATCTTTTTTATTGTTTGAGGATTTTTCCGGATACCGGCGATTGTTTTACTCACGGTAGAGTTAGAGACTCCCGCGTGACGGGCAATTTTGCTTAGATTGCCGTCCAATAAACTTTTTTTAATTTGTATGTCTAATAGTTCAAGTGTACCATTATTTTTCATATACTTTATACTTTTACTGTCTCAATCTGTGGACAAACTTAACACGTGAGATAATTAAAGTCAAGTAAAATTATCATGTGAGGCAATTTTATTTTGAATTGGAAGGAAATATTAAAAGAATGGGGATTTAACAAATACAAATCCATGAGACTTTTTGCTGAAGCTCTTGGGATTTCTGCATCTCAATTGTCACGTATGTTAAATGCAGATGAAGGCAAATTCGAACCGGAATTCCCATTCTTCAAGAAATTAAGAGAATTAGGATTTAATCTAAATAGTTTATTTGATAAACCTTCCGAGTTATCTTTCAAGGGAACAAAAGAACGTGAAATTGTTTATGGAAGTAATCTTACACAATCATTGGCTGAAATAAATAAAACGATGAATAGTTTTATCCAGGTTACTGCTAATCTTAAGGAAAAGTTGAACGAGTCGGAACAGAAAGAACTGTTAAAACAATTTTATTATTTTAAATCAATAATAAAAGAAATGATTGTCATTATTATTAGATTGCAAGTAAATAAAGCATCTCAAGAATATTCTTTAGAGATGGATGAGCAAATAAATTCCCTGCTGATTGATACTACGAAAATGACAAATACATTGGATGATTATTTTAGTAAGATAGATTAATTAAAATCGATAAATAATAATTTATAATAGGAGAATATGAAATTCAGAATTATTTTAGCTTTATTGCTATTTATGATTTTATCGGTTCCAAGTTGTACACAAAGCACCAATCCCGGAAATAGAACAGGTGCAGTATGCAAGGATGGGACTATCTCAAGCGCTACCGGACAAGGAGCTTGTTCAGGACATGGCGGTGTTGATCATTGGCTTTATTAATAAATTAAAATTTATATTAATGTTGAAATAAATTATAGGTGGGAACAATGAAAAAGTTATTTTTACTATTTGCATTTTCAATATTATTATCTTCACAAATTTATTCACAAAAAACAGATTATAGTAGACCGGAGGATGATTTTAAAAATCCTGATGGAGAAAGAGTTTCACTTCATTTAACTCCCTTTTTTAACTCTGGATCACATTATAGTAATAATAATCTTATCTATAATTATCAGCCAACATTTTCTTTCCATATTTTATTGAAAATACCACTTACCAATAGATTTACAGTTGCACCTTTCTATCAGCAGCAATCATTTGATCAGGAGCCGTCAAAAGATAATATTTATAAAATATTAGATCAGCAAACTAAGGCAGGTATGACTCTAAGTATTTATTTCTAATTAATAACGAAGCCTATTGTAAGATATATTCGGAAGGGTTAAAATGGAATATTTTCCTTATCGATAACAAATAGAAAATCTGATTAATTAACTGAACTTATAAAGCCGACCTTCTAATTGTTGTTTTACAAGATCCATTAAATTGATCTCACCTTCAAGAGCCGTAACGAGAAGATCTGTATGCGTTGAAGAAAAAATAAATGCAGGATTCATATCATCAGGCAATTCTGAATGTCCATGAATAGCGATAAAATTTAATAATTCCTTCTGATCCATAAATTTAATTTTTGTGCAGCTTATTTTAAGATTATCTCTGTGGTTGATTTCTCCGGCTAAAGTTCTCAATCTGTTTACATCAAAATTATTTCTGTGTCTTTTCATTTTGTAAATCCTTTATTTAATTACTAAGACCAACTACGCCAATAGTGTCTGCGAAGTCAAGTTCTTATTTGGGTATTTATCGGTGAAAATGGCGCATAATCGGAAGATATTAAAGTTATTTTAGAAAGAGTTTTATTTGTTGTTTTTCTTTATCATTTTCCTGTTTAGCGATAATTTCTCTTATAGATAACCACTGCAGTTGCAATAGAGGGCAGTTCAATAAATGTGATTTATGCTTTTCTTTATCGAATTCAGGATCATTCTTTTCAGTACCATTTATTACTTCAACCGGCAGATAACCAAACCAACCATGACCTTTTAATACAACATAAACTGTTTTACAATAACGGCAATTATAAGGATGATTGAGAAAGATCATTTTCATATTGTTGAAATTACATGTTGCCGGATTATTCTAAGGATATTACTTTTATATTGATCTGTTAAGATCATGAATTCACGTTTTGGAATAATTATTTTATATGCTTTCTGATTAACAGTCCTTTCAATTTTTCTTTTATGATTCTTCTTTGCGAAGATTAATAAATTATCGTTTGACTTTTGCTTTAGGAAATTTCCTTTTGCATCAGTGCGATGAAATAAAGTCCGGGTACTGGCAGCCATTTCAATCACTCCTCCAAAATTATGAATGGCAGCATATCTTCTGTTTGTACTTACAATTGCCATATTATCCGTAGATGAAGATTGAAGTGACCTAAGAAGCATTCCGGTCTGCTGCAGCATATTATCCGGAAAGCCCTTTCTTTCTTTTGCTCTTATTGTTGCCGGTTTAAGAGGCGTCCATCCACCCGGGACATCTTTCCCCTGATTAAGAATATTCATCGTTGCAGACATTTTCATTTCTTCTGCAAGAGTTATCATTAACTGTTTTGTAGGAGTGAATTTCCTTTTAAGAAGATTTACAGCAGCATTTATTTGTTCACTAAATTCTTTATCAACCATCGCCTTTAATTTTGCCTATATTCATTTCGTAAATCAGTATCATAACTAGATAGATCCGGTTTGAAAGAAGTAATGGCAGGATTATAATCCCAACCTTCACTAACTTCAATAGGAAAATCTGCACCATTTGAAACATGCAAACCGAGAGCTTCCATTTCCTGTTTATTTAGTGCAATGACATAACAACCGCAATTAAAACCGTTCGGAGGATAGATATGATCCCAGATAGGATCATTCCACATAAAAACTTTATTCGCATAAATTGCATGGCTTCTTCTTTTATGCAGACGTTCGATTTGTCTATACCACCAATAAGGTCTTTCAACAGTATTCTGAATCTCTGAATTATAGCGACCTTTATTATATCCAACATTTGCATTAGTTGTAAAGATTGTATTTAATCTATAAGGAGAGCCGAGTTGAACAATCTTTTCTGGATCCACACCGCTTTCCGGATCATATCCCGGAACATCTTTAGCCGGTACCTTTCCCCACCAGCCAAGTCTTCTTAATATTGGTTCTAAATCTTTTTGAAATTGCTCGTATGTAATTCCTTCGGTAAAAATTTTATCAACTTCATCGCGGAGTTCCTGAAGAATATCAAGTTTCATAACCTTTGCAACTGTGAATGATCTGGAATGCGCTTCCTGCCAGACATCCTGCCAGTTCCAGCTGAAGGTATAACCTTTTGATTGATAAAACTTTACAATTTGTTCAGGAGGTAAATTGAGCAAATATTTCAGCTGATCTTCAGTCAATTAAATGCCTGTTAAATGGTAATTAATAAATTGATTTATGAAAATCTTAATGTTAAATGAATGTGTGGAATTATCCATGAAATAATCGCATATAAAATTGCTCCGATGATTATGCCAATAATAATAAGAGCTATTAACAATCCTTTAAGATCAATCTCAGGCATTTTTATTTCTCTTTACTCGCTTCGGCATAACCTTCACACTCAGTGATGAAAAAAACTTTTGTAATGAGGTTCTGAATGTCATCAGTTTTCATTTTTGGATAAAGAGCAATGAGTTTATTCTCAAACTCTTCCCGGCTGTTTGAATTCTTTGCAAGTTCAATAACTGGTTTTAATGTTTGCTCGATTGCAAACTGTAAAGTTTTATCCGGCAGCGCATTCGAGATCAGATCCGCTATTGTTTGTTTTGGAGCGGCATCGGAAAGCTCTAAGCGCCCACCGGTTAGAAAATTCCAAATCTTTTTTAATCTGGAAAGCTGAATTTGTTCTTTGAAATCCGGCTGAGGCGGATTTAAAGGATTAACTATTTGTCCCTGTGCATTAGGCATTAATTGAACAACGTCAAATTGACTTTCATCCATATTATAATTTTCAACAAAATAGTCTTTCTTCGGTCTCCAGCCGGTATCAAATAGGCTTTTATCACGGGCAGCAAGTTCCACACTAATTTTTTCTTCTTCAAATACCCGGAAAATTGGATATAAACCGGAACCGATATTTATATCAATTATTCTTTTAAATAATTCATCGAATAAAGCGGAAGGAAAATCACGATCTTCTTCGCCGATATTGCTTTCAATTGTATCAGCACCGGTCTGACTTGAAGCACGAGCGCCGGTTTTCTGTATTGAAGTACTCAATGAATTTGTAAGCCATGCTTCTGAGATAGCATTATCACAACGGTTAATAAATTTCTCATGAAGATCATTTGCGCCGGTACCTTTTGTTTCTATCAATTCAATAGATGAATCATCCGGACCTGTTCCAACCGCATCTTGAACCATATTAGATAATTTATTTAACAGATCATCATGATCTTCCGGCTTGGCACCTCTGGGAAGTTTCCCAAAAATATAAGGCATTCCAAATTTTTCAATAAACTGAGCATAGAATTTCATGCCACCGCGTTTGAAAGTAATGGGCCAGAAACAACGGGCTAAAGTTTTCTGTCCATAAGGATTTTCGTAAGAAGGATCATTTTGTAAAAGGATAAATTTGATTGCCAGAGCTGGATCGGCGCCCATACCTATCACTGGAATCCCATTCATATTAAAAGCATCACGAAATCTTAATTCATTTACACTTCCAAAATGGAACCACTCACGCGGTTTTTCTTCTAATTTTATCGGCAGGAAATAACCATTAACATTTCCCCAAACAATTTCAAATACTGAATAACCATAACCGATCGGATTAAGAGATTGTGAAATTATATCTTTCATCTTGAAACCGTTATCCGAAAGAGTATCTAAAGCAAGCTGACATATTTTAACTTCTTTTTCACTTGCGCCTTCACCTCTATCAATTTCCCAATCAAGATGCTTTGTTAAATTTTTTCTCCTCGTTTCCATTGCAAAACAACGGCTATCTGAAGTAAGGTCTTTATAAACAACCTGATCTATATTTGATTTTCTAAGAATAGGATCCGGATCGGGCAACCAGTTGAAAAATCCTACAAAACCGCCAAGCGCAAACTGCCTGGTGGCAATTTCAGAAGTCAGTTGTTCGTTAATTTTACTTAACGGAACAAATGTTGTTGGATTGATATACAAACCTTTTGTCATGTTAATAACCTTTATAAGATATTATTTCTTTGCGCTTTTTTGATTTGATAATTAAAGGACCGGTATTCCCATCTGAAGCTGCATGCAATGCAAGTGCCAACGCCCAAAATCTATCGGCATGACCGGTAACTTTAGTTTCCGAGGTATCTGCTTCCAGTCTTATTTTATTTGCGGAAGTAGTTATTTTTTTCATTGAATGAATATCATCTTTTATTTCATCCAGATTTTCAATCAATATAGACCGGTCTTCAAAACAACTTTTGGTATAGAAAGCCATTTCACTTCGAACAGTCCCGGTTGCAAAGTTTATTGCTTCAACTTTGTATCCACCAAACTCATCAACAGCTTCTTCTGCTATCTGCATACCGATTCCAGTCTCATCAATACAGGCACGATATATTCTAGGATGTTTTAACAATGCAAATAAGATTTCTCTTTGTACCCAAAATTTCATCTTATCAAGTACAAAATATCCTCTCAAAAAATTTATTTTACCGATTTGTTCAATTACTTTTATACAGGTTAAATCTTTTCTGCGTGCAACATCATATCCTAAAAATAAATTACCTTCAACCTTCAGTGATAAAACCCATTCGGAAAATTTTTGAATCTTTTCATGAACCCATTTGTTTTTGACATTCTGCGGCTCGGTAATCTTACTCCCATTCCAAGTTTGATCAATAATGTCTTGTTTCCATAGCAGACCTGCTTCCGTACAAAGATTTATTAAATCATAAGGTATAAATGCATCTCCTTCATCCTGAGCATCGCAGCAATATTCTTCAAGCCAGGTTATATCATCAAAACAATCCTCTTTTTCCTGTTTAAGCCAATCCTGTTCTTCTTTCTCTGAAAGCTTTCTTCCAAAGATTTTAAATAACAATCCTTCTTTGACTGCAGTATAAATGTCTGTTGTATGAAGAGACCAATTCAGTTTTTTCTTTTTGATCTTTTCGATGAATTTAAAGAAGAGAGATTGTTTGCCATTATGAGTTGAAAGAATCCTAATATCATATCCCCAGGTCGCTGAAGGTTTAGCAGCTTTCCACATCGCCGCCTGATCTTCATGATGGGCAAATTCATCAAGAATTATTTTTCCGCCTTTGGACCGGAATCTTTTTGGATTGGAAGTAAGTGCATGGATTCTTGAACCGGTTGCGAATTCAATTGCAAGAGCTTTTATGTCCTTGTCTTTATCAATTACGATCTCGCCAAGTGATTTAGCGGCAACATCGTATAATTTAGCCCACTGCTCACAATAAAGAATATATTCTTTTGCAGCCGATTCATCTGCAGACGAAAACCATACGGCAAACTTTTTCCTCCTTATGCAATCTTCAACATCTTCATATGATTGAACATAAGTAGCTCCGATACGTCTGGACTTTTCCCATATCTTTACCCGGGATTTATCTTCAAGCCATCGCATCTGATAAGGGAGAAAATATTTACTCGCATTTGCCATTAATAATTCATCACAAATAATTCTTTGAATTTTTGGTTAACAATATTTTTTCTATTAATACCATTCTCTCTTGAAAACTTTTTGACCTTAAATGCCTTAAACATTTTTAGATTCTCTTTGCAGTCATCAATCGTAAGAAGAAATCTTCCTTTTATTTTATTTAACTCATCGAGAAACTCTTCATAGTTCATTCTTCCAACATCATATTGTGCGCCGTGCCGGTATGGAGGATCCAGAAAGAAAAAACTTTTCGGATTGTCATAAGTTTTGAATATATTTTTGTAATCTAAATTTTCAATTACAACTCGATCCAACCTTTTTGATATATCTTGAATCGATGCAATCATATTCTCATTTGATTTAGCAGCATTTGATTTTGCACCGGTACCGAAGTTTGAAGCTTTAGCTCCGAAGGATCTTTTCACTAAAAAGAAAAATCTTGCCGCACGTTGTATATCTGTTAATCCTTCCTGCCGCAGGAAATCTTTAAAAAATTCTCTTGAATGTGGAAGCAAAGCCATTTCTTTTTCGAGAGCTTCAGGATGATATTTCGCAATCTTGAAAAGATTTATAAGGCGGGAATCTTTATCATTGTATATTTCGACTTCTGCCCAACGTTCTTTATAAAATAGAACCCAACCGGCACCTCCGAAAGCTTCGATATAAGCGGTGATGTCAGATGGGATAAAATGAGAAATCCTTTCTCTTAATAAACGCTTGCCGCCGACCCAGGGAATTAAACTGTCCATGATGAATACTCCGAGATTTGTGATTGATATTTTGATTAGATCCCGGAGTTTTAGCTTTATATTTCTCAAATCCATTATTTTTGACCAGCATAATTTTCAGTCTGTTACTCAAATACGTTTAATAATGTTTAATTAGCGTTTAATTTCTACGATCACCCCAAAAAGCTACACTTATTGGCTGATTCCTTAAAAGCGATCTATATGCGTTCTGAACTAAAATAGGTAGTAGATGTCTTTTTAATCTTCTAATCCTAAAACCTCTCTCCTGATTTTTGAAATTGTATCCTGAGTAATTACTTTAGGACGGTCATCAGGTTTAGTATCTTTTTCATCGCTGAAATCAATATAGTTTGCACTTTTTAAAGCTGTTATAAGTTTGCCGATTGCAAAAAGCCCACTAGGCGTGATATTTATTTCCGCCTCATTAATTGCCTGATCAAGAAGAGTTTCAAGGCGCTCTCTTCTATTTTTTGTTTTAAAAACTCGATCTTTTCTTTGATCTTCCCATTTATCTTCATTGCGCCAATTATATAGAGTCTTCCGTGATACTTCACCAGCAAGCATGTTGAGAATTGTATCCATACAAAAACCATTAGTGACAAATAACTCTTTCGCTTTTTCTCTTACTGCAGGATCAGCCATTATTCTGCTTCTATATTAAAGTTTTTTTGAAGATTCAACATTTCCTTTACCTTGTTGCTGTATTCTTTCTGAAGATTTATCAATTCTTCAGATAAAGTTTTTATCTTCTTAAAATCCATAGAAGCAAAATCAGTCTCACTAACCGCGAATGCATTAACCTCATTTTGAATTTCTTCAACAAAAGATTGTGCCTTAATGCCGACCTCATAAATATTTTTTCTCAACATTGCATGACGACCGATTGCTCTTTCTCTGATGGTATTATCCATTTTTTTTATCCTCGTGAAATTTCATGTGAAAGTCCAAACTTGTTTCAAATTTGGAAAGTATTCCTGCGAGCAATCTCTTATGCTGCATTTCTTCCTTCATAATCTCAAATATCCGATCATTTGTTTTCTGATTAATATCAATCATTCTATCTGTTGTTTTTTGATTACAGTCAAGCGACTCTTTATATTGATCGAGACTTTCTTTATGCTGTGTGTTTACTTGTTTCAGGGCACTCTCAAATTGCTCTTGATTCTGCCCGAGTGAAAATTCGAATTGTTTCTGCGTGCGTTTAAAGGTGAGATGCCAGATTAAAAATAATATTGTTCCGATACCGGCATTTGCAAGAGCTGTTTCGAGTAGATAAGAACCCGGACTACTTTGTCCTATGACTTGTTGAGACACTCCTTGAAGCAACCATAGCATTAAGAACGTAATTACATTTAAAACACTTATCTGATTTGCAAATAATGTAAGCAGCATTATTTTATTCCCTATATGTAATAAGATAAACCATGCTGCCAAACTAACGATATTGTTTGCTACAATATTTTGAACCTTTCAAAATACTTTCCACAAACTGCGAAGTAAGTTTCGTTCTACTCGAATAAGAAAAAAGAGAATCAAGTGGAGAGAACTAATGAGTAAATCTTTCAACTGGATGCCGATTCTAAAAACCGGAACGTTCACTGCGAAGAATGGAAAGAAGGTTACGTTTCAGGAAAGTGATCTTGATAAAATTGTTTCCAATACAGATCTAACAACTGAACCGCAGTTTGTAGTTGAACATCCAAGATATGATAAACTTGGTTTCGGAACGATCTCAGAATTAAAACGCATCGGGAATTATTTATTTGCTCTTCCTAAACATGTAGAAGAAAAATTTAAGAACGCTGTAAACTCCGGAGAGCTCCCTGGTAGAAGTGTCTCTATAGATGATACTAATTTTGGGTTAAGTTCAATCGGATTCCTTCCGAAAGAAATATCTCCTGCCGTAGACGGACTCGGATCTTATGCTTTTAGTTCAGAAAATACTGAAGCAAAATTATTATTGATTTTACCAGGCACAGAATCCCACTTTGCGGAAATTGAAAATGATAGATATGAATTTTCCCTTCAACATGAAGTTTCACAGTGGCCCTTCAAGAATATCAAAGGCATCTTAAGAAATCTTAAAAATCTTTTAATAGAAAAATTTTCAAAAGAAGAAGCTGATCAGGTTATTCCGGAATTTGATCTTGAAGAAACCGGGAACCCTCCGACAATTTTTAATACGCCGGATCCTAAGCCAATTAAAAATGATACACAAATTCAATATTCAACAAATACAAATGGAGATAAAATGAAAATCGATTTAAGCAAATTCGATTTAAGCAAAATACCACAAGAAATTAAAAACCTGCTTGAAGCCATGAAAGAAGAAGTAATAAGTCTTGAAGCAAATTTAACTTCCACAAAAACAGAACTACAATCGGCTACTACAAAGATCTCAGCTGCAGAAATGACTAAGAACCGCACAGAAGTTCTTCAGTTCTGTGAAAGTGAAGAAATGAAGTTAAGAATTCTTCCTGCCGAAAAAGAAAAGACTATTCAAATGCTTCTCGCGGCAAAAGAAAAAGGAGTGCTTGAATTTTCTTCCGGCGATGCTGCAGGTACAAAAATTCAACTTAATGCATATGAGCATTTGAAAGAAACATTAAAACAACTTCCTGTTAAAATTGAATTGCAGGAATTTGCAATAAAAGAAAAGACCGGTGATCAACAATTACCTTATTACAAAAAAATAGCAAATGCCATTTCCGATTGTGTGAATAAAAAGTAATAATAAGCTTTGAGCAATCAAAAATTAAATAAGAATTAATCATTAATTAAAAAGGTGTTAAAATGACAGTAAATTTGATCAACGAGCAGGATCAATCGCTGGTACAGTTGTTTGCCGGTGATTTTGACGTTGCGGTAAAGCCGGTAACTATTATAGCCGGATCCGGAGTTTTAACAAAAGGCACTGTACTTGGTAAAGTTAAACTTGGCGCTGCGACTAAAGCGGCAAAGAGCGGTGGGAATACCGGCAATGGTACTCTGGTCTTAGATGTAACAACTCCAATTCTCTCTAATGCAAAAGCAGGTATCTATCAATTAAGAATAATTCGTGCCGCAGTTGCAGCTGTCGCAGCGGTTGGAGCAACAAGTAATCCGGTTCCTGCCGAATTAGCCATTGCACAATTATCTGATCCTAAAGGTACTAATCTGGGTTGTTTCCAGGTTCCGACTACTCCCGGAGTTACATTCGCAAATCAGGTAAAATTTGCTCTCATTGATGGCAGTTCGCCATTTATTCTTGGCGATGGTTTTGACATCACAATTGCAGCAGGTTCCAATAAATATGCTCCTTATTCGGATAGTAATGTTGACGGAACAGACAAAGCAAATTGCATTCTTGCGCAGGATGTAGATGCAACAAATGAAGCGCCTTGCAGTGCATTTATAGCAGGTTGGTTCAATTCAGCCGCTTTGACAGGTCTTGATGCAGCAGCGCAGGATGATTTTGAATGTTCGCCGATTTTAATCGGCAGCGTAGTATAATTATCAAATTTTAAAGGGCAGGAATAAAATCCTGCTCTATGGAAGTTCTTTTTGAAAATGTTTTGAATGTAGTTAAGAATAAAAATTTCTGAAACTAAAAAAGTGAGAATAAAATGAGCATTACAATTAATCCCTTCGGTTTTATGGCATTGACCGAAGCTGTAAACCAAATGCTGCCGGTCCCAAGTTTTATCAAGGATCTGCTTTTTGGAAGAGTAGAAACAAATGCAACTAAAACTGTTTTAGTCGACATAATTGTCGGTGGTCAAAAAATAGCTCCATTTGTAAGAAGAGGCGATCCTGCAAAAGTTCTCGGAAACCTTGGAGTTAAAACTAATACAGTTGAACCGCCTGAAATTCGGTTGAAAAAATTATTAAAACCTGATGATCTTTATTATACCCGTGGTGCTGGCGCTCCATTATTTGTTCCGGGCGGTCCTGCCGGTAATGATCCTCTTCAGCAGGCAAGGTTGCAACGAATTGCAAGAGAACAAAAAGATATGAAAGATATTATCGATAGAACAATTGAATTCCTCTGCGCGAAAGGTCTTGCAGGGTCTTATTCAATTACTCAGGATAATTTGGCTTTCTCAATTGATTTTTCAATGCCAGCGGCAAATAAACCGTTATTGGCAAATACTGCACTTTGGTCGGCACCTACTACTTGCAACCCAATCCAAGATATGGATACTTGGAAAGTAATTGCTCAGCAAGGCTCAGGTAGAGTCCCAACCGTAGCTATAATGTCACCCGCTACATGGGCATTATTCTTTGCTTCAGCTAAAGTTATTCAATATCTAAATGCATTTAAAATAAACATCGGTCAAATTCAAACCGATCCTAAACAAATATCAGCCGGCGCAGAAAGAAAAGCAACAATTAATAATGTCGATTATTATACCTATGCAGGAATATATGTTGATTCTAATGGCGCTCAGCAACAATTAATTCCTGACGGATATGTTGCATTGGTTTCTCCTTCAGCTGATTATAGATTACAGTTTGCGGGAGTTGATGATCTCGAAGCTGGTACGGTTGTGGGTCAATATTTCAGCAAAGATTGGATTGAAAAAGATCCATCAGGTCTGTGGTTACTTGTTGAATCACATCCATTACCGACTTTTAACCAACCTGCGGCAAATATTTATGCAAAGGTTATTGCATAAGAAATAATTGTTAAGTTGATACAAATTCCTCTCCTATAAAAAGGAGAGGAATTTCTATAGAGAGGTTTATGAATAATAAATATATAAAAAAACTCCGGAGATTCGCGAAGCAACAATATAAAATAACTTTAGACAACATACTCAATACAGTTTGTCAGGAAACTATAATTCACCGGTTTGTTTTTGCATTTAAAGTAATATTCAAAATTTATAAAAAGAAGAAAGTCTAGATGGTTTATTCAACTTTTGAAAGTGTCAATAGTGTAATTGATCTTACGATCCTAAAACAATTACTGAATGATGAAAACCGGCAGGATGAAGATATAGATCTGACTGACTCGAATGATCCGATTGTTATTCGTTTTAATCAACTGGTTGCTGAAGTAGCAGAAGAAATTGATAATTCATTACGCGGTAGCTATAAACTTCCTCTTACTAAATCTTCGAATACTATTCAATCACTCAGTGATGATAGAGTCGTTTATAATGCAAAGAAAAGAAGATTGAGAGATTCTATATCACAAAGTGAACAAAATATTTATGATGACGGCACAAAACAGTTAAAGGCTATTCGACAGGGTGATTTTGTTCTTGATCTTGATCCGATCTCTTCTGAAACCGTTGGTTATGCAGGCGAGATAAGAGTAAATAAAACTCCATCCGATAGGATTTTTAACAAAGATATGTGGAATAAATTTTAACCCTGGAGCTATAAAATGAATTTCATGGGAATATTTTCAATTGGAGTAAGTACCTGGCACTATATAAAGATCAATGCAGCTGCTTTATTGGTCATTGCTATAATCATAACATCTTTTATAATATGGATATTACCTGGTGAGAATAAAATTGATCAACAGGTTTATGCAAAGAATAGTGAGCTTTCACAAAATTATGATGCGCAGTCGAATAATATTATTGACCAAAAAAAAGAATCACAATTACAGATCCAGATTAAACAAATAAAATCTTCCCGCGAAATATATAAGATTGTTAAAGTTACTTTTTTTTCTATAATCCTAACCGTTCTAACCGGCTTGCTCGCAACTCTTCTACAGGGAGTTTATACAAAATTAAAATTCACGAACAATCTTGAATCTTCTCAAAGGGTGCTTAGTGCGGCACTATTCAGTTCTGCGCTAATCGTCTGTGTGGTTTTTATAATTATTTATTATCCTGCGGTTGCCGCGGTCTTATAAAATGAAAAGAACATTTCAAATATCGCTCCTTTTCTTTTTGCTTTTCTCACTGCAATTATCAGCGCAGCAGAAAACTACTTCAGTAGGAATTTCTCTTATTGAATATTTTGAGGGATCACAACTTAGAGCTTATTTATGTCCTGCTCATATCTGGACGATCGGATACGGACATACCGGAAGCGATGTTTATCCAGGGATGATCATTACAAAAGAGCAAGAAGTTCTCTTATTGAAGAATGATTTGAACCGGTTTGAAAATTATACGGACGAGACTGTTGAAAGATCAATGAAGTGGCATGAGTTTGATGCAATGGTTTGCTGGACATTCAATTTAGGTTATAGAATAGATGATGAATTGAAGGATGCTCTGGACACAGGTAATAATAAAATTGTAGTTATGAAACTCATGAAATATAATAAAGCAAAAGTAAACGGTAGACTTATTGTCTTATCCGGACTCGTGATTAGAAGAAAAGCAGAGTGCGCTTTATATAGTAATTCTTATAAAAATGTTTGGTCAAAAGCTTTATTAGGAATGTAATGCAAATTAAAGAATGGGAAGTAATATTATTTTCAATAATTCTTGTGGCGATAATGTTCTTCAGTAATAAATACTGCTCAAATAAATATGAAATAGTCGGTACCAAATCCGACACATCTAAGGTCACTAAAACAAAAATCATTAAGAGTAAAAACATTTTTACTGCAGAGCAGGTTGGAAAAATTAAAAGGGTTTTAATTGATTCTTTAAGCGCCTTATACCAGGCAAAAATTAAAAATATATCCACAAAAAAGATTAGCAGTACTGGAAACGTATACGTACAAATAAAAGACAGTAATTCGTATAACAAATATGTTTATCAAAGCGTTATCGATACAAATTTAATAGCGAAGGATTCGTCCGGAAGAGTAACCGACAGCACTCATGTTAAATCTACTTTTATGAGCCCACTTCCGTTATCTCAAAGCTGTATCCATTTATTAAGCATTCTCCAAAAATCATTTAGTAAAGAAACTGAAACGCTAACAACAATCAGCAATACAACATTTATTGAAAAGAAGAAAAATATTTTCGAACGGTTTAAGATTATTCCTAATGTCTCGCCCGGTTTCGGATTAATTCATGGACTATTTGATATAAATGTTGGCGTAGGAATCACTTACGAATTCTAATAAATAAAAGGAGTAGTAAAATGAAAAGGTCATACAAAACCATTATATTTATGATTGCATTAACAGCAATCATTTTCTGTACAGCTTTTACAGTTAATGCACAAACAGCAACTAATGCAGTGCCTGTTATCTCATCTCCTATACAAATTGATCTTACAACATTATTCACTTCATTAACCGGTTTTGCTGCAGGAGTTTTGTCTCTTACTGCAGTATTCAAAAAATGGTGGAATACAAACGGGACTTTAACAATTGTTTTGAGTTTTGGCATAAGTTTAATTCTCGGAAGTTTCGGATGGCTCTTATCAATCGGAATATTTGCTGCTTTAGCCTGGTATTATGTTGTCATTTATGGAATTGTTGTAACCGCACTTGCAAATGGTTTGTCTACCTGGGGAATAATTTCTTATATACTGACTTTGTTAAAATTAAAATTACCTGAAGTAACTCCTCCTACACCCCCTATTTCACCAACTATTAAAGTATAAAAATGATTTAATGATGGGAGTTGTAAAATAATGCCTGAAGTAAAGATTGATGAAATAAGAAAAGCAATAGAAGTTTTTGAAAATGTCCTTGATCCGGCAATAAAAGAACTTGATCAATGTGATCAGGTTGGTAAAGAAAGATTGAGAACATTATCAGAATATAAATTGACACATCCGCGCGGAGTACTTGGAATCCTTTACGGCGGGTCTACATATGAATCAATTACAAAAGGCAGAACATTATTAATGAAAAGAATAATGTTGATACAGGTCGCAGCTGTAATCAGATTTGTAGATAATCCGCTGCAGCCAAGCGAAAGTTATCGTGTTATGATGCCGGCTGAATATGTGGATTTTGTGATTAATACAATTAGCGGTATTGAAGTGTTTAATCATCTATCGGAAAATGAAAGAAAAATTTATCCGGTGCGCGATGAGCTTGTCGATGAACAGGATTATGTCTGGAAATATCTTGTCACATTTGGCGTACCGGTTGATTTTATGGAAAAGGAATTAAAAGAAAACAATTAATGAGGTTAAAAAATGGCAACTATTTCAATACCCGGAATTAAACAAATTGGCAAATGCAATGCAGGAACATTATTGACAACACCTGTAGGTGTTGCATTATGCGGTATCCGTGATAAAGCAACAATGAAATTCCCACCTTATAAAACAAGTAAGGATGTTAAAGACCGACAAGGCAGGAATATGATTCAGGCAGCCATTGAATATGAAATGTTGCAGCCGACTATGAAATATTTAAATTCGTTATTCACTCACATGAATCTCGGTTGTGATGTTCAAATCATGACGGAAAAACAATCATTTACTGCCGGCAGTGAAGACGTTTTACAATTTAATTCCAGTTCATTCCTTCTCGGATTAGGATTTGAATACCTGATCTCAATGGAAAGAAGATCTGTTAAAGAAACATTGAAAGGCGCAGCGGATTTTGCTACCGTACAAACTTTAATTGATGGTGCATCCAGCGCAACCGAAGTAGTGTTAAATGGCGGCGCGAATGTCAGCGGTGAAGATGAAACTCTCCGGAGACGTGTGAACTTCCTTGCTATCGAAGTTCCAATTGCAACCGCTTTATTCGCGCCGGGAGAACTTGAAGATTTCAAATATTCCATGAAAGCGAACACAACCGAAAATGCGAATGGTCAATTATGTGTTGATTGGATTATCCATACTCTCGAAATTACAATGAGAAATGCGGCTATATCTAAAATTCAAGAATTACTTGCAAAGGATATTAACGCTTCTTGCAATATAAAACTTGGAAATACAGGAGCTTATTATGACGCATTCCTGTTTAATGCAGGCGCCGTAAATAATTTTGTTGAACCGGATTTTGAGGATAAGAGGATCTCGAAATTAACTCTCACCGGAAAAGTGAGACCATATGAACATTTATTCCAATTTGGTGCTGCATATGGCGGCATAGCAGCTGATCTTGGACTAAACGGCGGAACACTTTCAATCGGTTAATAAAAATTTAAAACCCTCTCCATCACCGGAGAGGGAATTATTTATAAAAATTGGATTATTGAAATGGCAAAAAAAGACACTACACAGGATAATTCGGTTGATGTTTATATCGAAGAAGTTCTCTCAGAAGATCAAAAAACTACTATTAAATCCTTATTAAAGATCCCTTATCAGGATTTTAATACCCATAAAGCATTAAGAATATTTGATGCCGCAAACGGACAATTATTCTATGCTTCTACGAGAATTAAGGATAGTCTTATCCAGAACGAAACCGGTTTTGAAGTTGAAGTAACAAACATTGCAAATTCACTCCCGGGCAAACGCTATGAACTTTCCGAAGCAAACTGTAAAAAGATTGTTCTTCAGGGTAAGATAATCAGTAAAAGCGCGGCAGCTAAAGTTGTAAATATTTCAAAAACCGGAACCGATTAATGGACCTGGCACAAGAAAAAACACCGGAATTAATTATAGAGAAACATTCTTATAAGATTGGTGAAAAAGAATTTGTTATGCACCATGATTATACCTGGGATGAAGGTGAATGGCTGCAGGAATTTCTTAAAAAATTTAAGAACACCGGAAATATTTATAAGAGTGAAAATATTATAAAAGCAGAAGCTACTACATTTTTGAAAACAGTATTAAGACCTAAAGATGGTTCTGATATAAAGGATTTTAATTTCGGCAGCGCCACAAGAACAGAAACCTCTGCAGTAATAATTGATTTTTTTTTGACCTACATGCTATTACAAATTTCTATGCAGGAATTTTTGAAACTCTCGGAGGAAGAGAGAGAAAAGCTTTTAATGACTTCAATGACTTAAGAGGTTATAAAAATAAAAGTTGGAATGGAGAATTAAAACTTTCGGAATCAGATTTAATTCTCTTTTCTGTTTCTGAAGGTGACCCGGCAAAAGAAGATCTGTTAAGAAAAACAAAAAGAAAAACCGTACTTAATTATTATTATAAAAACCGGCTGCAGCAATTGAATGAACTAACCGGTTTGATTAAATCGATAAGAAGGATAAAGAAGAGTTAATGGATGATAATGTATTAAAATTTTATTTGATGCTTGATGGAGGGCAGGTTGATTCAACTGTTGAACTTACTCAAGACAAACTTAAAGAGCTCGCCGGTGAAGTCCAGCAAACCGCGGGCGCGATGAAAGAAGGAACTGCAGCTACAAATGAAAGCACTCAGGCAACTGCAGCACAAGGCAGGGAAGTAAGCAAACTCACTGAATTTTACCGGCAGGAAAGATCAATTCACCGGGAAAGAAGTTTTATGTTCCGTGAAGGTCGTGACGCTATTATGATGATGACATTTTCACTATCGGCACTCATGAATTCCGGAGATAATGCAAATGAAACTCAAAGAAAATTTACCCGATCGCTTATGGAAGGATTTATAGCATTTCAGGCAACTGATTTTGCTATTAAAGGTTTATCAATGGCGATGGGTGCAACGCTTAGCGGCGGATTAACTCTTGCTATCAGTGCAGTTGTAGGAGCAGCAATTTTATTGAAAGGAATTCTAGGAGTAGATACTGAGGCAATTAAAAAACAGAAAGAAGAAGTTGATAAACTCCGTGATTCTTATAATAAATTAAGTGTTGCACAAATTGAAGAGCAGGAAACTGAATTAAAATTAAAACTTTCTCAGGAACCTTTTAAAATGGTGAAAGGTACTTCGGGGAAATTCATAGCTCAGGTACCGGAATATAAAACAGATGAGGGCAAAAAATTAAAAACGCAATTAGATCTACTAATAGAAGTAAAAAATAATATGGGGGATCTAGTCAAATTAGAAAACCAGCGCAATGAATTAAATGCTAAAATCAGTAATCTTCAACATATAGACGATGGAGTTATTTCTCCTCATAATTTGGAATTATTAAAACAATATCAAAATGAACTTACCCGGATAAAAGATAAAATTGACATCATTAATGGTAATTCTTCAAAAAAAGATTTAAAGGATGCCGAAAAATCTGCTAATCAATTTTCTTCCGAGAAAAGCCAATTACAAACTGATTTAGCAAAAGAAAATCAGGAAAAACAATTTAATGATGATCTTCAGACTAAGGATTATATCCAACTTCTTGATATGAAATCCGCTGCAGAGGAAAAATATTCTGCTCTTTTAGGAACATTAACCGGTATAAACAAACAAACTGATCTTAATGCATTTGAAACAAAAAAAGAATTAGCTGAGAAAGAAATTGCTCTTATTACAAAGAAAATTGATGAAGATCAAAAACTTTATGATGATGCCGGTAAAAAAGCTTTAGAAAATAGAAAGAAAAGATATGATGAAACTCAAAAGTTTAATGAGGGAATGAAGAAAAAATATTATGAAAAAGTAAAATACGCTGATCCGGAATATATGACCGATCAAACTTCTGAAGTTGATAAAAATGCAAATGATTTCAGAGCAGCCGGAATAAAAGAAATAGATATTACCGCTTATAAAACGGCAGCTATGAAAGAGATTGAGCAGGATTATTATGATTGGAAATCAGAGCAATATAAAAAAGATCATCAATTATTTGAAGGTGGACTTAATGTAATGTGGGCGGGTTACGATACTTTTTTCCATTCGCTTACTGATACGACTATGACCGGAAGTCAGAGACTTTCTGCAATCTGGACAAGCGTTAAAAATTCTTTTATCGGTATGATTACAGATATGCTTAAAAAATATTTAGAAAGTTTGATCATGCAGGCAGTTATTGGTGACGTAGCTAAATCAGCTGAAGTAGGTACTGCAATAACTACAGGGACTACAATCGCTGCAGCTTATGCTCCGGCAGCAGCTTTTGCAAGTATTATGTCTTTTGGTGCGGCGGATCTTGCAGGTGACGCCGGATTATCTTCTTCGGTTGCATTAGCATATATATTATCCATCCCAAAAGTTGTTGGAGGATTTGAAACAGGCGGAAGATTACCTGCCGGGAAGTTCGGGTTTTTTGAAGGTTATGGGAATGAAATTGTTGCACCTGAAGAAGATTTTGTAACTGTGGCTCATCAATTAGTTGGTAATGCTGTAATTGATGCCCGTAATTATTTTAATGCCGGCGCCGGTGGAAATAATAATAACCTATCAGATAAACTCGAAGCACGATTTGCAAGTCTTGAAAAAACTTATAAAGAAACACCACATCGAGCATATTTTGATGAAAAAGAAGCACGTAAAGTTGGGGTTTTTAATGATTCTAAAAATAGATCGAGTAGACTATCTTAATTAAATTTAGAAACGGACTTAACGGATCACTGATTGATTGGACTCCATCAATAATTATCAATCGAATTGGAGCTATTAAACGACAACTCGAATCAGATAATATTGGTGAATCCGGAATTATTGCATACGATAATGCTCAATTAACACTTGGTTATCAGGCAGTTAATAACCCGGTTTATAATGCCTTTAGCGGAGATCTTACACAGGCTGAACAATATATTTTTGAACTTCATGGTGAGAAGAGCAATGGGACAACTTCTAAATTATTTGAAGGTTTATGCGACTTTTCAACTCTTAATTGGCCGGATTTAGAACAGAATATTGATCTTGAAATTGTCGATAAACTAAAATCGCTTGAGATTCTTACCAACACAACTACACAACGAGAATTCATTGATTTTTCAACAAGATCTTTTGTTACAAACGATCCTTCAAGACCTTATAAATACATCCAATTAACGAATGTTAAACAGACAAATTCTGATGCATCAAAAAGACCTTATTTGAAAGTTGTTGCTTTAGCATTTAATGCAAATGCAGAACGATGGCAATCAGATACAAATCCAACCGGTGTAGGAGTACCTATTAATTTTATTGATACCTTTGTCAAACAAGGAGAAACCTTACGCCTTAATAAAGGCAACGGTATTTATGATTATTATTTTGTTGCTGGAAGTACACTTGAGACACGAGGTGCTCAAATGTCGGGAAGTCTTCTTCCCGGAGTTGTTGTAAATATGTTGGAATTATTACCAATAAATATTTCGACATTTGGATTTGGAAGAACAACTTGTCAATATGTTTATGATGCAAGTTCTCAAGGTGCTTATAATCCTGAATATGCTGAATCTAATGATGTTGCAACAAACGTATATATGATCCATTGTCAGGGTACCTTCCAAAACTCATATTGTTACGGTAGTCCTTATTATGGTAATGATACAATTAATATCACAACCAACGGAATAATCACAGGTTTTGATGCAATAAAAATAATTGAAGCAATTGCCATTAATGCATGGAGTGATGTTGTAATTAGTAATCTTTCAACATATTCAACCTTCCCTATAAATCCATTCTTATATTTTCAACAATTACTTTTTGAAGATCCATTTGATATGCATCCACTTGATGCAGTCAAATTTTTAGCGGATTCGCTTGGCTGTTATATCTTTTTTAATAAGCAGGGACAATTAGTATTAAAAAATAAAAGTACCATTTCTACAGGGACAGTTAGAACTCTTCCGGATGTTTATAAAAATGATGGTAATAAAAAATATTTTTGGGATAAAATTATTGATTCAGTTACGGTTAATGTTCAAACCAGCAAGACCGGAATATTAAAATCCATCACTGCAATAACAAAAGAAACTCAAGCGCAATTTACAATTCCGGGTCATGGTTATACTGCAGGTAATCCGTTAATGATATTTGGAGATACCACAACCGAATGGCAAAGTTTACTTGAAAATCAAAATTTGAGTGTTGTTATTGTTGATCAAAATACAATAAAATTAACATCGAATGGATCCTTTATAAATTCAACTGGGATGACTACAGATTATATTACTGAAAGTCTTTCAACTTTATTTGATGATGGAATTACTCCACTTACCTGGACAAAAAGCATTTCAATTTACCCGGGAATAAAACCACGCAATGAAATTCAGTTACAAGTTTTGGCGCCTTCTAATCTATCATTTACTCAAGCAGCTCTTGATAATTATGCTCTTACAATTGCTCAAAATGTTTTTAATTTTTACGGGCTTAGACATTTTTATTATAATATAAAAGTACGACTAAATGATGATATGCTGGATTGGGAATTACTTGACCTAGTTTACATTTCGGGAGAATATTATTTTATTCTTTCCAGCGAAATTGATGAAGTCGCAACCACTGCAACTTTCGAACTGGTTAGCGTTAACAGTTATGATTATAATTATCAGCAGGCTCAGATAGTTTTAAGCCCGGCAATTTATGCAGCATCAATAGGTTCTGCACCATCAACTGTCCAAACTGTTACTCAAGTGGTTTCTTCCGGAGGTGGAACAATTTCCATTTCGGCACAACTTCCTCTTCTTTTAACTGGTTCCGTTCTCTCAATCAATTATTCTACTAATCTTAAAATCACAAATAATAATCTTGATACAATTCAAGGGATAAAAACAACAGATACTCCTCAATTCGCTAAAATCGGAATTGGAGGAATAGCAGACACATCTTTTAATATAAAAAATTATGGCGACGAATGGATTGTCGGAAATCAAAAGGTAGATGGAGTAGTATCTATCGGCGGGATTGCAGATACAAATTATAAATTAAAAGTTTATGGGAATCAAAGAATAACCGGTGATTTAACAATTGATGGAAATTTTTATGTAACAGGAGCAATTAATGAAGTAAACCAAACAAATCTAAACATAGTTGATCATACAATAAATCTAAATAATAGCGGAGATAATACCACAGCGTTAAACGGCGGCATACAAATGCTCGGAGCAAGTAATGCTGTTATTGCCTCAATAATTTACAATGGATCTGCATGGTTATCCTCCTTGCCTCTTGATTTATTGGCAGGCAATGTTTACAAAATAAATACAATTGAGGTCTTAAATTCTACAACACTTGGCGCCGGAATTATTAATTCATCTTTGACAAAAGTTGGAACAATAAGTACTGGTGTGTGGCAAGGAACAATAATCGACGGAACATATATAAATTATAATACAACAAATTTTCAAGTCTCCTCGAATAAATTAAATACAATACAAAATATATCATTAACAAGCAGTCCGCAGTTTGCAAATGCAACATTAACCGGGCAACTAACTTGCAATATAGCAATTGGAACTGCTCCTTTAATCATAACATCTAATACTTTAGTAGCAAATTTAAATGCAGATAAAGTTGATAATTTTGATTTTGACCAAAGTGTGAAGACAACCAATAGTCCAACTTTTGTTCAACTAACATCATCTGCAACATTCGGAACGGCGCCATTTATAATCATGTCCACAACAAAAGTTGCAAATCTTAATGCAGATAAAGTTGACGGATATGATTTTGATCAGTCGTTAAAGACAACGGATAGTCCTACTTTTTCTAATTTAATAATAACTAATAATTTCTCAACTAGTTTAGTAAACTCTAGTTTAATACCGATTTCAACAGATACCTACGATTTAGGTTCATCCACAAAATTATGGCGCAAAGGCTGGCTTTCGGAAATGGAAGCAATTCTATTTGCAAAAAATACTATTACACTTTTAGGTGGATGGTTTTATGTTACTAAAAATGCCGGCACTTTACCCAGCGATGTAAATAATACGCAGACACAAATTGATCTTGGCACAACACTGAATTATGGTGACTATATTATCTTCCGTCAACCTTTAGTAGTTGAATATATGATCGTTGGTTCAAATGTTTCGGGAACAACCTATAATGTTGGAAGGGATCTTGACGGGACCGGCGCGAATGCATGGGCAGCTGGAACTCCCTTTGCTGTTTTTGGACAGAACGGTGACGGAAGAATAGAACTAAATGCATATGACACTCCGCGAATTTCTTTAATTAAACAAGGTATAACATATAATAGTCAAACAGAAATTATTCGTATAGGTGACTTAAATGGTATGCCGACATATTCAACACAAAAGTGGGGCATTTATATTGGTGATTCGACTCAATATCTAAAATATGATAAAGATACCGGTGCGTTAGTTATTGCTGGAAATGGAAATGCATTAGATATTTCTTCAAATACAACAGTATCAACAATTAATTCTACTCTTACAACTTATGGTACGAGCATAACCGCTAACGCAAATGCGATAGCATTAAAAGCTTCACAATCTGATTTAAATACATTATCAGGAAGAGTTACAACCGCTGAGGCAAGTATTGTTATCAATGCTAATGCAATCGCGCTTAAGGCTTCACAGACCAGCTTAGACACATTAACTGGTAGAGTTACAACTGCTGAATCAAACATAACTGTTAACGCAAATAATATCGCACTAAAAGTTTCAACGACGGATTATACTGGTGCAACGATTGCAAGTAAACTTAATCTAACCTCTCACTCAATTGATATGAGTGCGTTGAATATTGATCTTACCGGGATAGTTACTTTTTCAAGTTTCGATACTACAACTGCAAATACAATAAACGGAAAAACAAATTCATCTGATGTAACAACTATCATCGGTAATACAGTAACAACAAGTTATCTAAATGCAAAATCAATTACTGCTTTAGGAGCAGTTACGGCAGGGACTTTTTCGCTCGGATCAGGAGCATTTAGTGTTGATGCAAACGGTAAATTAACAAGTACAAGCGCAGCTATAGCAAGTTGGGCTATAAATGCTACCAGTATCTCAAATACTTTCACATATGGAACAACTCAACAGATTGTTAATTTGTATGGGGCACTTGTAGGCTCCCCAGCTGTAACTTCCGGTTTGCAAATAATATCTAATTTATATAATCCAAGTACTTTTACTTCAACTAACCAGTTATTAATAACTGTAGGATCATATAATGATGCAGGAGCAATGAGGTCAGGTATATCTATTTGGGATTGCGTTAATAATGGTTGGTTAATGAACGTTGGAAGTAGTGCAGGGGTAAATACCATTGCTTTAGCAGGATTTAACTTTACTAAAGACTATTTCTGTGATATAGCAGCAAAAATTTATATCAGTAGCATTAATAAATCTATTTACATCAGACCTTTAACAGGTTTGACAAAATTTGTTATGGTAGGACAAACTTATTATGGAGGGACTTATGCCAGTCCAACTACTGCAGTATGGACCGGAAGTTATGGAATAAGCGCAATAGATAATTCAAATAGATGGATGTTTATTCTTGACGATCAATATACAATGATTGCAGGATGGACTTTTGATTATCAGAAATTTACTGTTGGTACATCTGCAATGGGCATGTCATTGAATACTTCGAGTACACCTTTTATTGCTAATAGTGGAACAGGTTTTGAGGTATGGAATGTATCATCTCCCAAGATGATGCTTGGCACAAAAAATTCTACAGGAACAGCTTTAACAGCAGGTTATGATTGGAATATGACTACAACAAATAAATTAACAGTTGTAGGTGATATGATAGGCTCAAATTTTAGTACAATAAGTTCTTTAGATACTACAAAAGTAGGTACTTGGTCAATGATGAAAGCAGGTAATATTTGGGCTTCTTACTATAATAATAGCATTCAATATTTAACTATGATAGCAGGAGCAGCATTAACTTTGAGCAATCTGTCCAATAATAATAATATTCAAATAAATTCAGCAGGCTCAGCAGGTAGTTGGATGTCTATGGATGGTTATTATGTACCTAAATATTTAGGTGTTATTAATTCTCCTGCAATGTCATTAAACCCTGGTGATTTTAGATTTAATACAGCGGGCAAATTTCTTGTTTATAACGGTAGTGCGTGGCAGCAAATTAATTAGAAAATAAATTAGGAATATTATAATGGGAAACATCAAAATCAAACAAAATCAATTGTTCAAAATTACTTCAGAAGGGATTTTAGAAATTGGAATAATGAATCCTTCTTTATCTGCTTTACTAAATTTCAAACCTGCAGGTGCGGCTTTGAGATATGATATTCAACGTCGGTTAACAATATCTGTTAATAAAGCTTTAACTGATTTTTCAGAACTAAGAAAAGGGCTATTGGAAGAATTGTCCATTAAGAAAAAAATCAAATTAAAATCCGGAAATGAATTTGACTCTTATTCACAAGTTATTGATGAAAACAGTGACAGTAAAGCCGAAGATTTAATATCTGAAATAGATGGGAAGAAAATCAAAGGTAAAAAGATACTTTCCGAACAATATGATCTCGGTAAAAATATAGAAGAATTCGGCAAAAGACTTACTGAATTAATAAACCTTGAAATCGAACTCGATTGTAAACGAATTAGTCTTACAAAACTTGATGCCGAAAAAAGTTTACCAGTTGAGATTGATTTCCGTGTTCTGGAAAACTTTATTATTGATGATATAAACAATAATTAATAACTCATTAATTGTGAATTAAATGAAAATTACGAAAAAAAATATTCTAATTGAACGCGGAGATGCTTATCTCGATGAAGATCGTTTGGAGATTAGAATCCCGGGTGATTGGACAACTTCAAAATGTTCCTGGGGTGTAAAAGAGAATAAGATTGCTTCCGGAGATTTATTGATCTGCAAAAAAAATACTTTAGCCGGAGGCAATAATTCCCAACTCGAATTAGTACTTGAAGGCGAAGATACGATTTTCAAGATTTCATTACTTAAGGAAGATACACAAGACTTCAAAAAACCAAAATATGACTATGATTTAGTTGCAGTTAATCCCATTGATCTTACGAATACAAAAACAATAGCAAACGGTGATTTCAAACTTAATTTTGATGTTCAAAGCGATCTGAACGGAATCGATCTTCCGGAAACTGCAGAACGCTTAATCCCTGTTTTAGCTAGCAATTTTGAAAATGGTCAATTTATACAAGTCCTTGAAGCAACTCCGGGCAATAAAAAATTTCAAGGCAGTTATTATGTATTTGGAATGATGTTAATTGACACCGATGGGAATTTAACCATTGATGATCACATAGAATTAGACAATAATTTAACAATTGATGAAAGCGGCGATATAACGCTAATAGATTAGGAGATAATAAAATGCCTTTAAGAAATTTTGTACCAAACGCAAATAAAGAAGAACGCACAATCGGTACGCTGCTCAAAAAATGGCTGAAGGGTTTTTTCTATGATTTATCGATTGAGCATAATCTCACCGATGAAACTAATTCGGTCACGGTTGCTCAGATAAAAACTGCAAGTGATAACGAGCATACACATTCAAATAAAACTAATCTCGATAACGTTTCCGGTATCAATACAGGAGATCAAGATTTATCCGGTAAAGTGGATAAAATAACCGACAAAGGACTCTCGGCAAACGATTATACAAATGATGAAAAAACAAAATTAGATGCAATCTCAGGGACAAATACAGGAGATGAAACTTCAACCTCCATTAAATCGAAATTAAGTATCTCAACTTTATCCGGTTCTAATACCGGCGATCAGGATTTATCCGGTAAAGTGGATAAAATAACCGGTAAAGGACTCTCGGCAAACGATTATACAAATGATGAAAAAACAAAATTAGATGCAATCTCAGGGACAAATACAGGAGATGAAACTTCAACCTCCATTAAATCGAAATTAAGTATCTCAACTTTATCCGGTTCTAATACCGGCGATCAGGATTTATCCGGCAAAGTCGATAAAATAACCGACAAAGGACTCTCGGCAAACGATTATACAAATGATGAAAAAACAAAATTAGATGCAATCTCAGGGACAAATACTGGAGATGAAACTTCAACCTCCATTAAATCGAAATTAAGTATCTCAACTTTATCCGGTTCTAATACCGGGGACCAGGATTTATCCGGCAAAGTCGATAAAATAACCGACAAAGGACTCTCGGCAAATGATTTTACAAATGACGAAAAAAGTAAACTTGATAATATTTCCGGATCAAATTATGGTGATGAAACCAACTCCACAATCATTACTAAAATTGGTTTCACTCCGGAAAATTCAGCGAATAAGAATCAGGAGAGCGGTTACGCCGGTCTTGATAGTAATAGTAAATTAAATCCTTCTCAATTGCCGTCTATTGCTATTATTGATTTTCTTGGGACAGTTGTTTCTCAAATAGCTATGTTGGCTTTAACCGGTCAAAAAGGTGATTGGTGCATAAGAAGTGATCAATCATTATCTCCGATGTGGATAATTACTGGTAGTGATCCAACTCAATTAAATAATTGGACTGCAATCCCATATCCAGCTATTCCAACTTTATTATCTCAGCTAGGTGATGATAGTACACATAGATTAGTAACTGATACGATCTTAACACGTTTGGCAAACACCTCAGGGACAAATACGGGTGATCAAGATCTATCTGGTAAAGTTGATAAAGTATCAGGTGATAGATTAATAACGTCTGCTGAATCTACTTTACTCGGGAATACGAGTGGTACTAATTCTGGGGATCAAGATTTAAGCGGTAAAGTTGATAAGATCACGGGTAAAGGACTTTCGACAAATGATTATACAACTGCTGAAAAAAATAGTTTAGCAAATGCGGTCCCAAATACTCGGACTATAAATGGTCATGCTTTGAGTGCTGATATAACATTGATTGCATCGGATATTGGTCTCGGCGACGAAGACATGACTGCAGCAATTGCTTCTGCATTAAAGTTCGAAGCGTTTTTCAATTTTGTCATAAATGGGATTCTTGATTTAACTACATCAGCATTAAATATAGATTTTAATCAAACAATTCTAAAATTAGACTTAGGAGCGAAATAAAATGGGCTTACAATTATTGCGTGGTAATAAGACAAACAAACCGACATTAAATGCCGGTGAAGTATTTGTTGCACTTGATACAAATGAATTTGTAGTTGGGTTAGGCAACAATTGTGATATTTCAATGCCAATGAGTAAAGTAAATGATATTGGCACTCCCGGTAGTGTTGGTTTTGGAGTTGGCATAGCTCCCTATGTTCCATCTTATATCATACCACTTCCAGGTACTTTTTCACTTGGCAACGATCAATATGGGAATTATAAGTGTGTAATTGATAATTCAATCGTGTGCTGGATACCAAAACATTATGAAAGAATTACTAATGTTACGGCAGCTCCATATTATGGAACAAAAGCTGATGTTGCAGGAATTAATGTTTTCGCAAATGAAGCCGCTGCAAATCTTTTAGGATATTTTTTACCTCGTTCCTTTGTGGATGGCGGAGTTATAAAAGATGGGTTTTTTGTAGATAAGGTTAAATGGAGTCTCACAAACTTTGTTTATAATTCCACAGGAATTGCTTCTTCAATATTAAACTCAAATCCTGTTACTTCTTCAGCTGATGCAAATAGAAATGCTTCAAATCTCTTTGCCGGGTCTTTTTCGAATTTTAAAAGCAATGGACAATCACCTGCAGATAATTATGGAGGTGCATGGGCGGCTGCAAAGTCTCGTGGAAATGATTTTGCTGTATGTTCTATGTTTATTCATTCCACATTAGCATTTTTGTCATTAGCTCATGGACAGGCATCAATTTCAAATGCTAACAATGCCTGGTATGATCCGACCGGTGTTAACAATTTTCCGAAAGGAAATAATAATTCTGGGGCAGATATAAATGATTCGACTTGCACTTTTTCTGTTTGTGATGATAGTTATTGGGCGAGTCTTAATTGTGCTCGCAAAAACGGATCCGGTTCAATATTTGCAAAGATAACCCATAATGGTCAAAATTGTGGAGTGGCTGATCTCAATGGAAATCAGTACGAGATCTCTCAAGGTTTTACAAATATCGGAGGAGTTGCAGGTGGCTTTTTGAGTCTTAAAGAAAGTATTGCATTAATGAATGTGACCGGAGGTGCTGGCGGAGCCAATGATCATTTCTCAAATGCAACTATTTTTAATGCAATTACTTTACCAACTGACTTGACAGGAGCTACCGGTTGGACTTATTTTGGTAATAGTACAAATCAAATATTTAGCGGTATAACTGATAGAACAAATAATGCTTATCTTTTAACTGCATTAGGATTACCACAACTCAATGGAAGTGGATCCGGAATAAATATGATGGGTAACGACGGTCTCTATAAATTTATACTTGATCAGTTGTGTCCTATTCTCGGCGGCTATTGGCTTAATACCTCTAATGCCGGCGTTTGGTGTGTCTATTTGAATGGTTATCGTACTACT